TAAGATGAACGGGTCTAAGATCATTCGTTGCTAGTTCGTTCTTTATCGCTGTTGTCAGACTTCTCGTCATAATCCTCTATTGTTCTCCTTTTTACTTTTACATAATCTGATACAACATAATTAGCATTTTCTGATGGTTCTGCATATTTTCCTAAATCATTTGTTTTAAAATCTACACCATCTCCGTCAATTACTTCTTCTGCTATCATATCTACATTAATCCAATGTCTTACTTTATATTTCATTATAAACTCTCCTCTACGTCAAATTGATATTGGTATAATAAATTTCCATCTTTATCAGCACCGACAGCGCCGAACTCTTGAATATCATTTGTAAGATGAACAGTAAATGGAATATTATCGTATAAAACTGTTTCATCATCAGCTAAGTTAGCAACTAAAGGTGGTTCTATTGTAACTGTACTTGCATTAGAAGATGGGGTTACATCTGCTACAATCATATATACTTTTGAATGACCATTGAATTTTAAAAAGTCTCCAGCTTTTAATGAACCAGCAGTATCAGCACCGTGTCCATCAATAGCAATGGTAGTGTCTCCAGCAGAGTGAACACCATTAACTGCTAAAGTTCCTGTTTCACTTCCTCTAGCATCTTCTATTTCAGGTGGAATGATTGTAAAGTTTTCTTTGCCTGATCTTTGTTTAATTATAAATGCCATTAGTTCACCATAAACATCTGATCTTTTTCCTGTAATTATTTCAGCAGTAAAACCAAATCTTTGACCATCTATTTGACGTGCTAATTTTTTACCACTATCTGATTTAGAGATAATTGTATTTTGTATAGACTTGATTCCCATAGTTGAGAATTTAGAATTTGATATTGGAAAAGCACCTGACATTATACTAAATTATTACTCCCTCTTTCATTAACTGCTTGATTAATTATATTTGATATTGTCCCTCTGTTTTGGATTAACATATCTTGAAATCCTGTTGCATCTAATGTTGTAATAGCAAAATTAACATTAGTAGTTCCACCACCGACACCTCTAGCTGATTGTGTGATTTGACCCGCTTGGTTAGGTATAAATAATTCAGCACCTCTTTCACCAACTACAACGGGTTGTCCTTTTGGTACTGAACCACCTTTAGAGAAGAAACCGAATAGTCCATTTCCACCACCTGAACCGCTACCGCCACCGCCCATAGCGACTAATATAGCTTGGAGTGCAACTTGTTTTTGTTTTTCTCTAGTAATATTTTTTTCGGTATTTAATCTATTTTTATCTGATTTTTCTAATTCAATACCTAATAATTTTTGTATTCCCATTCTTATTACCATCTCAATCATTATGGCTAAACTATTTACAAGAGCATCTTGTAACATTCTTTTAAATGATTTACCTAAGTCTTCTCCTAAAATAACTGCTCTTGCTAAAGCATTTGAGAATTTAGTTATTCCTGAATTTATACCCTCTGCTATTGTTTCTTTTACGAATGAAAGTTTATTTTGTAAATTACTTAAAGCTTCATCATTTAATTGTTCAAATTTATTTATTGCTACTTGTGTTGAATCAGGTATTTTTATTGCCATATCGTGTTCAATTTTTTGAAGTGCTTTAGAAGCTTTTTCAAACGTATCTACAAATCCCTCATTTGCATCTGCACCACTAACTAAATCTTGAAACTCAATATTCTTATCTATTGCTTCTGACATAGATTCAGTAACTTTATTTATTTGTTTGTTCATAGCTATAAAAGTTGCAGTTACTGCCGCTACTGAAGCCGCAACTAAAGGTAATCCAACACCTGATAAAGATACAATTCCTCTTAGACCAGCAAGAACCACCATTACTGCCTTGCCTAGTGAAACCATAAATGCAACTATTTTAACTGCTATAAGAAGCTTTAATGCTACTATTACTGCATCAATATTATCTTTTAATATTTTAAAAAATCCAGCAATACCTTGAACTGCTTGTGCTAATACTGTTCCAAAACCTATTGCTATTCTGTCTATCTGTTTTGAATTTTGTGCAAGTGCTTTATCTAAACTTCCAAATTGATTTTTAAGTTCTTGAAAAAAACCAGCATCTAATAATGTTTTCTTAAAAGCAAATATTTTATCACCAATCATTGATAAAGTTCCGCCCAATGTATTTGCTAATTCATCTGTTGCTCTACCAAATCTTCCTTTTCTTCCAAATACTTTTTCAAAAGCAGTTACTGTTTCTTCTATTGATACTGCCGCACCAGCTTGGAAACCAAGCATATTTCTAACACCTTTTTCTCTAAATAAATCTGCCGCACCAATACCAGCACTAAATGATCTTTGTATTTGTTCTGATGCTGTTCTAAAATCTAAACCTGTAACTGCCGCAACATTACCTGTTATCTCTAACATTTTTTGTAGTTCTGTTGCGTTATCTGTAACTGTCGCTAATATTCCTGAACCAGCTTGTATTTCTTCAAGAGAGAAAGGAACTTTAGAAGCAAATTTGACCATATTGTCAAAAGCTTTTGCACCCTCGTTTGTATCTTTTAATAAGAACTTTAATCTAACTTGTAAGTTTTCTAATTCTCTACCTGTGCTAACAAGATTCCTAATAACTAAACCAGCACCTAAACCTAGAAAAGCATTTTGAAGATTAAATACTGCACCTCTAACTTTTGATAATCCACCTCGCAAACCATTTAAAGCTTTAGTTGCTTTATCTCGTGCTACTATGTCTATATTAAGTCTTTGTGCCATTATAAATTATACCTTTTTGCGTCAGCTAGTGATTTCTTTGTTTTATACTCATCTTGCTCTTTTTTCAAGTAAGCTAACCATAGATTATAATGGCTTACAGGCATATCTAAAACTTGCTGTATTGTAAGATGTAGTCTATCTGCTAAGATTAATAGCGACCTGACATCAGGGTCGCTTTCTACTTTTTTTCGGCTTCCTCGTAATTAGTATCTGCAAGAATACGATTAGCAACAGTAGCTATAACATTAGAATCTGCTTTTTTTCTTAATGCGAATTTATCTTCAGGTTTAAAAGCTTTAACAAGATTACCTTTATCATCTTTAACTTGAAGTTTCATAATAAGTAAATCTACAAGAACATTTAAGTCTTGAAAATTACTAGACTTCTTAAAAATAATATTCTTTTCTTCAAGTGTTAAAGGTTCAGAATAAAATACAGATGGATTGCCGTGTTCGTCTTTCCATTCATCTACTTCAATCGTAATTGTTTGAAGTGACTCAAAATGAGTTTTAACTCTATCTATTACTGACATAAATTAATATTAGACAGTACCTTTAGTTAAACTTCCTGTTCCTTGAAAAGTAACACTTCTTGAAACTACAGCGTCCATAGCATTATTAATACTCATACCTGTAACAATACCTGTTCCTGTGAAAGATTGATCTCCTGTTGTATTACCCTCAGGTAATAATACAAAAGATATTTCGCTTCCAGCAGTTAAAGTTTCTTGTTGTGTATCAGCTTCATCATAGTTCATTTCTAAAGTGCCTGAGAAAGATGTTCTACCAGCTAAGAATGATTTTGTTGAATCTGATAGTTGAGTGTCCTCTACTACGTCTCCTGTTGTCTCAATCGTGAAGCCCGTCAATTCTCCTATTGCCGACCCCCCCGCCGTTACAACTCCTTCTTTTCCGTGATGCGTTGCCATTTTTTAGTTTCCTTTTTTGGTTTTACTTGTTTATCTTGTTCTTGCTTATAACCAAGTTTTATAAAGTTATCAAGTTGGTCTTCATTAATTTTTACTGAATGTCCGTCTTTATATAATTTTATATCTTTAGCCATAATTCCTACTTTTACTACTTATCTTCGTCCTCGTCAAACTGTTCGTCTTCTTCAAATTCTTCTTCAAAATCCTCACCAACATTGTCTTCGACTTGGTTTTCTCTAAGTTCTTCTAATAAGTCTTTTACTTCTTCACACATTAAACTCTCTTTATCGTGTAATTTTTCTATTGCGTCTATTTTCTTTTGTATTTTATTTATTATTTTATCCATTTATTTCTCCTTATGGTGTTCCTGATTGATACTCATACATACATCTAATTGTCATTCTAATTCCACCAACAGGGAATAAAGAACCCTCGTCAGTTTCACAAGATACAACCATTGTATCTAAAGCGTTTCCGTTTCTCGTAATATCAGCTTCTACAGCAGTTTCAATAGCTGTAATAAGTTCGTTTCTTTTAGTGTCAATATTAGATTCTGCACCTTTTACAAATCCTGATATAATAAAATCAATGGTTCCGTGTCTAGTTCTTGCACCACTTCCTAACTCTGAGTCGTCTCTAGTTTCTTCTGACGTTTGAACTATAACTGCTGGATATTGTTGTTCAGATAGTTCATCAATAGGGAAAGGTTGTCTAGTAGCTTTTTTAACTGCTGGGCTAGATATAGCTGAAATAACAGTAAGTAAATTAGATGCTATGTTT